GCAGCAGGTAAGGTTCTTATCCCAGCTGGCGTTCGTCGCTTCAACCTCACATAAGCAAGAGGTAACTAAGTACGCCGACGGGCGGGGCAGAGCCCTTCCCCGCCCGTTCGGTCTTTAGAAAGGAATGTAAATGGCAGCAACATACGTCACATACGAACAACTTCGTTCTGTCCTTGGCGTCGGCAATTTATATTCTAATGCAGACCTTGAATCTGCTTGCCAAACAGCGCAGGACATTCTTAACCAATATCTTTGGTTCAATTCCATTCCGGTAATCGGATCAACAATTCAAAGCGGCGTGGCGACTGTCGTGCTTTCAGCACCGGTTGATTTCACAGCAGGGCAATCAGTAACTTTCGCAGGATGCGGTTCAAACATCAACGGAACTCACACCATCACAGCTACATATCCATGGTCTCAAGGTTCTGGCACATTCCCATTTTTCACTTACTACTTCCCATACAACTATTATTCATTCCCTCGCGGATACTCAATGCTTCAATGGACTACAGCTGAAGCGAATCAGAATTATCAGCTCATCGTGCCTTATGGCACAGCCACAGGCGCAGACACCAAGACAACTGGCTATGCAGCAACCCCAGCAATCAACCAAGCAGCTTTGATGCTCGCGGTCGATATATGGCAAGCAAGACAGAGCCCAAGCTCAGGGGGCGTCTCAGTCGATGGCGTAACTCCATCACCTTACCGTCTCGGCAATACTATGCTCGCAAAGGTACGCGGTCTTATTGCGCCTTACATGAACCCGAGAGCAATGCTTGGATGACAACTCCAGCAATATCTACTTTACGTCAGACGCTTGCGACTGCACTAACAGCGAATACAACTTACCAAGTCTTTGCCTACCCACCACAAACCATTCAGGCTAATTCGGTAGTCATCATTCCTGATGATCCATACCTAGAGCCTTCCAATGATTCATGGGCTTCTGTAGGACCAACAGCCAATTTCAAACTTCTTATCACAGTACCTTTATTCGATAATCAAGGCAATCTTCAAGGCATCGAAGGCGCAGTTGTCACAATGTTCAACGCGCTCTTTACTGCAACAGAGAACGACACCATCGCCTACAACGTGGGAACAGTATCCCAGCCTCAAGTTCTCTCAGTAGCGTCAGGTGATCTCCTGAGCTGTGAGATGGCAATATCACTAGTAACGAGTTGGAGCTAAACCATGACAGATATGTCAGAGTGGGAAAAAGAACAAAAAGACTTCCTGACCAAAATCGGTCAGGTCGAAAAGCCAGCAACAAAGTCCAAGAAAGACGAGGAATAACCTAAATGGCAGTATTTCTAAACAATGGCGTAGGCGTTAAGGTCAATTCAGTCGATCTCAGCGACCACGTTAATAACATTACTTTGAACCGCAACTTCGATGAACTCGAAGTAACGGCGATGGGCGATTCAGGACACAAGTTCATCAAGGGACTTGAAGCATCTTCAATCACCCTCGACTTCCTCAACGATACAGCTGCAGCGTCAGTCCTAGCGACTCTCCAAGCTGCATGGGGAACAAATGTCACAGTCGTTCTCCTTCAGAACAAGGGAACAGCAGTATCAGCAACAAACCCTCTTTACACAATGACTTGCTTGGTCAACGGTACAACCGACATTAACGGTGCAACCGGCGATCTCTCAACCCAGTCTGTAACTTGGAACGTCTCTGGTACAGTCGCAGTATCAACCTCGGGCACATTCTAAGAAACCAACAAAGGGGCTAACATGGCAAAGCTAAGGGTTACAACGACAGACAACACAACGACTGATTATGAAATCACGCCGTTGATTGAGTTCGCGTTCGAGCAATACGCCAAGAAGGGCTTTCACAAAGCTCTACTGGAAGACCAGAAGCAGTCAGATATTTACTGGCTGTGCTGGGAAGCAATCCGCCGTTCAGGTGTAACGGTCAAACCTTTCGGGGAAGCGTTCTTAGAAACTCTCAAGTCAGTTGAGGTTCTAGAATCTGACCCTTTAGAGTAGATCGGAACTCCGTCACCTATCTTGCGACTCATCTGAGTTACGAGTTTGGAGTTCCGTTCAACTCCATCGTCGAACTACCGCCGATGGTATTTAAATATCACGTCCAGTTCTTAAAGGACATATCGAAAGCGAGGAACGATGCCAGTAAAGCTTCAAGGCGCGGTCGCTCTTCGTAAAGCATTAGCGGTAGTTGAACCCACCCTTGCCAAAGAAACTAGCAAGGAAATCTCATCATTTCTCAAGCCAGTCGTTAAGCAAGCCCGTGGCTACATTCCTAGCAATGAGCAGATTATTAGCGGTTGGTTAATTGCCAATGCTCGAGGAACATGGGCGCGAGTTGGATATGACGCTGCGGTTGCCCGTAAAGGCATTACCTATAAATCAACACCAAGCCGTGTTAATCGTCAAGGATTCTCAGCTTTAGCTTCTATCTTTAACAAGTCTGCTGCTGGTGCTATCTATGAAACTGCCGGACGCAAGTCTGGACTTACCGGAAACTTCTCACCTCGACTTGGTGGCGAGATTAAGGGCGACAAGCAAAAAATGCAGGGTCGTGCAATTTTTAGAGCTTTTGAGGAAGATCGAGGCAAAGCGCAAGATGGCGTAGTTAAGGCAATTTTCAAAGCCAAGAGCAAGTTTGATTCAATGAAGGATAAGGTCTAATGGCAGATTTACGGATTGACTTAGCCGCCGAGTTCCGTGGCAAAAAGGCGTTCAAAGAAGCCGACCAAGCCGTTTCCGGTTTAGATCGTGCAGTTGGCAAACTCGGCAAGCAGATTGCTGGCGTCTTTGCTGCTCAGAAGCTTTACGCTTTTGGCAAAGCATCGGTCAAGGCTTTTGCTCAAGATGAAGCCGCAGCTGCTCGTCTAGCGACCGCAGTCGATAACCTTGGGCTCTCATTCTCACAGACTCGCGTCACAGACTTTATTCAGAATCTTGAGAAGACTTCCGGCATTGTCGATGACGTATTGCGCCCAGCGATGCAAGCTTTATTGACTACTACTGGATCACTTACCAAGTCTCAAGAACTGCTTAACAACGCCATTCAGATAAGCCGCGCTAGTGGCATTGACTTGGCTACGGTCTCACAGGACTTAGCCAACGGCTACGTCGGCATAACCCGAGGACTTAAAAAATACAACACCGGACTTACTCAAGCAGAACTTAAATCCAAGTCGTTCAATGAGGTTCTTGGAATCATGCTGGCTAAATCTGCTGGCGCAGCTGACGCATATCTTACTACCACTTCATACAAAATGGATGTTCTCAATGTTGCTGCCGATAATGCCAAAGAAACTATCGGCAAAGGTCTTGTTGATGCTTTTGCAAAAATGAGTAATGGGACAACCGCCAGCGATGCAGCTAAAACTATTGACAATATTGCGAAAGCTATCAACGGGATTACCTCTGCCGTAGGTGGTGCTATTGGAGCACTTACTAGGTTATATCAAAAAATAGATTCAACGACCAAGAAAATACATGATAATTATCCTGACCCATTCGGGTTGCGTGATAACGCTAATAAAATGCCGGCAGGACGTTCATCTTCTCCGGCTGGGACTTATGCCCGCATTAAACAGCAAAAAGAAGCAGAAGCTGCAGCTGCAAAGCGCGCCAAAGAATTAGCCGCTCTTCAAGCAAAGCAAGTCAAAGCTTCAAAGGCACTTACAGCTGAACAAAAGAAGCAAGCCGCTCTCAAGAAGGCTGGCACAGTATTCGATCTTGAGCAGATTCAGTTGGTTGCCGCCTTGAAAGGCAAACTATCCGAAGATGAGAAACTGCGCGTAGAGGCTCAATTAGCCCTTTTAAACGGCAACGTAGAACTAGCCAAGAAACTGACAGACCAGATTCTTGCGGCTCAGGATTCATCAGGCAACCTTGCAAAGTTCTTGGCAGCTCTTCCAGACGCCCGCAACCCATTCCAATACCTTGACGCTTATCTTTCTTACTTAGCGGGCAAAGCCGCTTCTATTGCTACTGGAACACCCTTTGGACAAGCGCAGCCAAACGGTAATACACAGGTTTCACCAACAATTCCAGATACAAACGTGCCAAGTTATCCTTCTGACAATATGATTACTTACAATCCTAAGACTGGATTGAATTACAACCCAAATGTAAATAATCCACCACCGGCTGTCATTAACGTGACAGTTCAAGGCTCAGTCATCAAGGAACAAGAACTTATCGCACAGATTCAGAATGGCACTCAGCTTGCAAGCCTTTCAGGATCACCAAGCCAAATCGGTAGAATCGCAGGTATGTTCGGGTGACATTACCAGCACAAATATCCGTTTCTTTTGATTACACCAATGGGGCTACTTTTGGTTTTCAAGGATTCGTTATTGGTGATGCAAAATTCGGTATTATTGGAACTGGACAACTTGGTTCAGGTTCAACTGGTGGAACAATTGACTTAACGCCTAATGTCTATCACATCAGCATTACCCGTGGGCGCAATATCCAGCGTGACACATACGAGGCTGGAACAGCCGTTATACGCGTTCTAGACCCTCAATCATATTTTAATCCTCAAAATGTTTCATCGCCTTATTATGGATATCTTGCACCCCTAAGAAAGATACGAGTATCCGCTACCACAGCCACAACTCAAAAATTCTTATTTTCCGGGTATATTACAGATTACAAATATACATATCCTGTTAATCAAGATACTGGTTATGTCGATATTTCATGCACAGACGCTTTTCGTTTATTTCAAATGGCTAATATTACTACTGTCGCTTCTTCGCCAGGAGGTCAAACCACCTCAGCGCGAATTAACGCGATTTTAGATCAAGTATCTTTTCCTAGTTCGATGAGAACCATTTCAACAGGTTTAAATACTTGCATTGCTGATCCGGGAACTTCTCGCACATCTTTAGCCGCACTTAAAAATGTCGAAGTGTCTGAAACCGGGGCTTTTTATATAGACGGTACGGGTCAAGCAATATTTAAAAATCGCACCCAAGTAATGAATTCATTAGCTAAAACACCTGTTGCTTTTAATCAAAGCGGTGGTATTCCATACCGCAATTTAATATTTGCTTTTGACGATAAACTTATTATTAACCAAGCCAATTTTGGCCGTGTTGGTGGAACGGTTCAGACGGCTTATAACCAAGCCTCGATTGATAAATATTTCCCGCATAGTATTACTCAAACTGACCTTGTGGCTGAAACTGATGCTTTGGTGTCGAATATAGCCCTTGAATATGTTGCCACTCGAGCCACGACAACCATCAGAATCGACCAGATGGTGGTGGACTTACTTGATCCATCAGTACCAACCGATACCATGATTGGACTGGATTATTTTGACAATTTGCTGATTACAAACATTCAACCAGACGGTTCGACAATTGTCAAAAATTTGCAATATCAAGGTATCAACTGGGATATCACCCCGAATAAGATGATGGCTACAATTACAACGCTCGAACCTATCGCTGATGGATTCATCGTTGGAAGCTCGTATTACGGTATAATCGGCACTAATACATTGAGTTACTAGGAGAATCATGGCAGCTGGACAAGGATTTAAGACATTCGCGACAGGAGACGTCCTCACCGCGACCGACGTCAACGGTTATTTAATGAGCCAAACCGTGATGGTATTTGCTGATTCAACTGCTCGAGCAGCGGCAATTACCAGCCCTCAGCAGGGAATGATTTCTTTTCTTAAAGGTACTAACTCTACTGAATATTACAATGGTTCTGCTTGGGTAGCCGTAGATACCGGAACTTCGCCATTAACAACAAAAGGTGATCTTTACACTTATTCCACAACCAATACTCGTTTAAGTGTTGGCTCTAATGGTCAAGTTTTAATTGCTGATTCAACTCAGGCAACTGGTCTCAAATGGGGTACAGCAACTAGTGGTGGAATGACTCTTTTGAGCACTACCAGCCTTTCAGGAGCAAACACAACCATTAGTTCAATATCTGGAAGCTACAAAAATCTTTTAATTCAAATCAACGGTGTCAATCCGTCTGGAAATGCTCAATTTTATTGCCAGCCAAACGGAACTGCCAGCTTGGTTGATGCTCTTATTACTCACTACTTCAATGGCGCAGCTACAGGTACAAGCGATTCATTCACTTCTAGCGATATTTTCTTTGCTGGCGGACAGAACTATCTTGGTGGAAATACAAATAACTCGATGACTTTGACAATCAACAATTATGCGGATACGTCTTTTTACAAGCCATTTTCTTTTGCTGGTGGCAATTTAACCAGCGCAGCAACTCAGAATTCAGTTTCTAATGGAGCTGGAATCGTTAAAACCAACGCCGCTATTACCTCACTCAAATTGGGTGTTGCAAGCGGTACTTGCACAGGAACAGTCCTAGTTTACGGAGTATCATAATGACTAATCCAATGATTCGAATTCATAATGTGGAAACCGATGAAATTATCGACCGTCCCATGACCGATAGAGAATTTGCCGAATATCAAAAAGAATTTGCAAAAATTCAAACAGAAGATGCTGCTAAAGCAGCACTCGAAGTCAAGAAGCAGGAAGTTCTAGCAAAGCTCGGCTTAACTGCCGATGAAGTCTCCGCTTTATTGGCATGACTCCAAAGCTATGCAGAGCGGGTCAGCAATTAAGGCTGCAGGTCGATGATAGTTACCCAGACAGAGATCGCACCTCAGACGGCTGGATTGGCGACGTCCGTCATTCGGCACGTCCTTCTGACCACAATCCTGATGAACAAGGTATCGTCCGAGCGATTGACATTGACAGGGATTTATCTGGTAAAGCAAAGCCCGACCTCATGCCCGATCTTGCAGATCAGATTCGACTCTGTGCTAGAGCTGGCGATAAGAGAATCGCTTATGTCATCTTCGATGGAAGAATCGCATCGCCTAAGAAGGCTTGGCGTTGGCGTCCTTATGACGGGGTTAATAAGCACAATCATCATTGCCATGTCTCATTTACCAAGGCTGGCGATATCGACAATACGTTCTTTAATATCCCGATGATAGGTGGAAAAGCATGAACATGAAGAATCCAGCAATACTCACAGCAGGAGCGTTTCTCTCTGCTTGGGCTGCATCAAACTTTGCAGCTGATTACCGCTCAATCCTTTGGGCTCTACTTGCTGGGGTGTTCGGCTACGCAACACCAAAGAAGTAAGCGATGCCATCATCTGCTCAAGTATCGGTCAATTCGACACCAACACTTTTAGCTAAGACCAATGGCGCACCTATGGAAGTACATCTGCATTGCGCTGCTGGTGCTGTCTATCTGGATGGCGCAAGCGTCACAACCTCAACAGGCTTTAAGCTTGATAATGGACAAACTTTGACTGTCACATTAACTACCAATGATGAGCTGTGGGCGGTCGCTGCAACTTCATCGACCCTTTACACCATGACTACGATCCTATGAGTGCCGGTGATTACGCTGCTTGGGCTGTGGCTGTTGTCACTATTCTTGGTGGTATGGCTACATATACACAATTCATGATTAAGCATTACTTGAGCGAGTTAAAGCCAAACTCCGGTTCATCCATTAAGGATCAGGTCAATCGCCTTGAAACGCGTGTCGATACCATAATCGAGATGTTAGGTAAGTAACACTTATCCCATGGCAAGGAAACGTCCGGTCATAGACCTTGAGACATACAACGCTTTAGATGCTTATGCCATCGCGTTGAATGAGTATTACAAGGCTTTGCGCAAGGCAGGATTCTCAGAGACTCATGCTTTCTGGATTCTTGGTGATCGCGACACATTCCCTGATTGGATTATCCCTAACCTACCCAACCGGATAGACAATATCCCGTATGAGGACGACGACGAGGATTAAATGAAACGCACCATAGTCATTCCTGACTTGCAAGTGCCTTACCACGATACCCATGTGGTATCAAACATCTCGGCTTTCTTATCAAAGTTCAAACACGATTCAGTAGTCATTCTTGGCGATGAATTAGACCTGCCTCAAGTATCAAAGTGGGAAGAAAATAAGCTGGGTTGGTTCGAGCAGACCCTCGATGCTGACCGATTAGAAGCTATTGAAGTGCTGTGGTCGCTGACCCAGTATGCCATGGAAGCCCACGTCACGCGATCCAATCACACAGACCGTCTCTATAACGTCATCATGCGCAAGATACCTGCGTTCTTGGCTTTACCAGAACTGCGCTATGAGAAGTTTATGCACCTTGATGAACTTGGCATCCAGTACCACAAGAAGCCATACGCCATCGCTAAAGGCTGGATAGCCATCCATGGCGATGAAGGCAGTATCAGCCCACACGCAGGGCTCACAGCCCTTACACACGCCCGTAAGATGGGTTTCAACGTCATCTGTGGACATACTCATAGAGCTGGCCAGAGTGCCTTTTCAGAGGCTTCAGGGGGCGTTGTAAGGCGCGTACACCGTGGAGTTGATGCCGGACACCTCATGGACTTGAAACAGGCTTTTTACACCCGTGGAACGGCTAATTGGCAGCAGTCATTCCAGATTATGACAGAGGATGCCAAGGGCGTTCAGATTGACATGATTAACATTGAGAAGGATGGCACGTTTATTGTGCATGGAAAGCGGTATGGAAGGATTCGCTAGACCCGACTTTGGCGATGAGTCTGTGGATGAAATCGTTATCGTGTCGTTATCTAAACGTGGCTTCTGTCGGCTTCAGCTGATGTAATACTTCTGCCGTACCCGAGATACGGATACAGAAGGGCTTAAAATGACAATAGGACAAATCATCGCCTTTGCAATGATCTGCTTTGCTTTCTGGCTAGGCAATCGCTCTGGCTATGCAAACGGATATGTCGCTGGGCGCAAGGCAGTACGCAAGCATTATGAGAAGCTCGAGCAACAGTTCAAGGTTAGCCGATGAACGCCCGTGACTACCTCAACGAAGCGAGAGCTACTATCCAAGACCGAGGACTTGATTACGGTCACCCTAGCGACAATATGCAGCGCACAGCCGCACTCTGGAGTTCATACCTCGAAATGCCAATTAACGATTATCAGGTGGCAATGTGTATGGCGCTGGTCAAAATCGCAAGAAGCATGGAGACTCCAAAGTCAGACACTTACATCGACCTCGCGGCGTATGTCGCAATAGCAGGTCAGCTACATACTGAGGAGAATGAACTCTATGTTTGAGAATCAAGCAGCAGAAGAAGCCGCATGGCTTATTAAGACAGTCTACGAAGCAGCGTTAAAAGACGACCGTGAAGAAGGATTTAGGGTCTTTAATGCTCTTATGTCTATGTATGAAAGAAAGGAATCTAACTAATGTTTAACCTTGATGATTACGAGACAGTTGAAGAACGCTTAATCAAGTATTGGAAGGATCACCCAGATGGACAGATTCACACAAAGATTATTGAGGCTACTGCTAGCCGCTTTATCGTCGAGGCGTCTATTTATCGCACAGAAGCTGATGCGCGCCCATGGACAACAGGGCTCGCGGAAGAAACTGTCCAAGGTCGTGGGGTTAATGCAACTTCGGCTCTTGAGAATTGTGAAACGTCTGCTATCGGTCGCGCTCTTGCGAACGCTGGATATGCTACAAAGGGTAAGCGTGCCAGCCGCGAGGAAATGAAGAAGGTTGCAGCAAAAGAAGCTGTAGTTACTCAGATTGCAGATGTGAAAGCAAAGATGGCTCAGACAGCAGAGCAATATGTTCCAGTAGCAAAGGCAGACGATCCATGGACTCAATGGGAAGCAGCACCAGTTCAAACCTTAGAGACAGCAGTCGAGACGGTGAAGGCTGTCCTTGGTGGCACTCAACCCGACGAGAGTTGTATCCATGGTGCGCGTGTATGGAAAACTGGAACGAGCAAAGCGGGTAAGCAATGGGGTCATTGGCGTTGTGTGGGTCAGATTCTTGGAGAAGCTGAACGCTGCGAGCCAATCTGGTATGAGATCAAGTCTGATGGTAAATGGGGAAGGCGTGATTCCTAATGGGACACATTCAATTCCTTAACCAAGATGGTGAATGGGAGTCATTCCCTAACGAGGAGCAAGAAGCCAATCTCCGGGAAAATGCAAAGTTGCTCGAAGAACTTGGCTACAAGCTGATATGCCAGATGTGTAATAAGTTTCCTAATGCAATGCAGATTCGCCAGCGATACTTGAAACATGAGTGGACTTGCGAAGCTTGTGGCACAGTTAATTCTGCTGGTCGTGCATGACACGACACAGAAAGGATCGAGGCTTGCGTACTGAGCGAGTCGTTGCAGCCTACCTCTCGCAATGGTGGAGAAGCGCAAGCGTCGGTCGTGGGGCTGGGAAGGACATTCTCAATGTTCCGTTCGATATTGAGATAAAGGCACGTTCATCCTTTCAGCCGTTGGAGTGGTTGCGCCAAGCAACCAAGCGGGCAGGTGGTAAAGAGCTACCGTTCGTGGTGTGTCGTATGAACGGACAGGGTGAGGATGCTTCCGAGTATCTTGCTTTCATGCGATTTGGTGACTTGGTGCAACTACTTCTTCCGCTTTATGAAGATATACAGACTGATTCGGTACAATTAGAGCCTGAAAGATGCACAAAGTGTGGATCGTGGAAGTTGGTAAATGTGCCATGCAGGGCGTGTAAGTAATGCCTATTTATGAGTTCGAGTGCGACAACGAGTTATGCGAGGCTAATGCTCGCTATGACAAGGAGTTAAAGATAAATGAACCACATGACGTCGATTGCCCGTTCTGCGGGTCAAGTATGCGCAAGATTTACAGCTCTGTTCCAGCGCATTTTAAGGGCTCAGGCTTCTATTCAACAGACAAGTGACCCACGATGCTCTTGCGGTTGCAAGTGTCAAGAAGGCTACACAATCTCAGAAACTGGTGAGGTTATCTGCGCATATTGCTGGGAGATAAGCCAATGAACAGTTATACACACCTGTGGATAACACGCGGTAAAAAGTCAATCAACGCGGGAGTTATCCACATGCTTGACAAGGCTGGTACACTCTGGGCTAGAGCCCATCAAGGGCTCAGAGCAAGCCGCCGGCGCGTAGCTTGCTCGGTAGCCATCGTTATCGGGATACTTCTATGCTTGCCCATGAGTCATGCATCATCGGGCTCAATAGATGCCATTAAACCAAAGCATTATATAAAGCTGCTTTTACCGGATTATCAGGCTAAATGCTTAATTACTTTATATGGCAAAGAATCTGCTTTCGATCCAACAGCTGTAGGCAACCTCAATGGTAAGTACCATACCTATGGAATACCACAATTAAAGAACGCCTTAATAGCAGGACTTACAGCTAATAGACAGATAGACTATGGTATTAAATATATTAACCATAGATACAATGGTAATGCGTGTGATGCGTTACGCCATTGGCAGAGAGTAGGTTGGCATTGAGTAGTCGTCGTGGTGATCCTCGATTGTCAAGGGATTACAAACGTGTGCGCCTACAGGTATTGGCTAGAGATGAGTGGACATGTAGGTATTGTGGACAAGATGCCACGACTGTGGATCATGTGATACCAATTGCCAAGGGTGGCGACCCTATATCATTAGATAACATGGTGGCTGCGTGTCGTAAATGCAACAGCTCGAAAGGTTCGCGCTCAGAGGGGCTTTTTTTGCAGCGACAGAGTAC